CGTGGGTGGCGGCTTCTTCCCGTTCGCCCCTATCGAAGGTGCGCAGATCCAGAAGGGGTGCATCGGCACCCATGCGTCCTGCGTCTTCCTCGAATCCGTTGCCTTCCTCGGCGGTGGGCGCAACGAGGCGCCGAGCATCTACATCGGGGCCAACGCCACCGCCACAAAGATCAGCACGCAGGAGATCGACAACCTGCTGCTGAACTACACCGAGGTGCAACTCGCCCAGGTCAAGCTCGAAGCACGCAACGACCGCAACCATCAACTGCTGTACGTCCATCTGCCCGACCGCACGGTGGTCTACGATGCAGCCTCATCCCAAGCACTTCAGCAGTCTGTCTGGTACACCCTCACCAGCAGCGTCGTGGGGTTCTCTCAGTACCTGGCGAAGAATTTCGTCTGGTGCTTCGACAAGTGGTTTGCGGGCGATCCGCAGTCAAACGCCGTCGGCTACGTCGACCGCGACATCAGCACGCACTGGGGTCAGAAGGTGCGCTGGGAGTTCGGCACGCCCATCGTCTACAACAAGACGAACGGTGCGATCTTCCACGAACTCGAACTGACAGCACTCCCCGGACGAGTCGCCATCGGCGTCGATCCGCAGATCAGCACGTCATACAGTCTCAACGGGCTCTCGTGGTCGCAGCCGAAGTACATCCGCATCGGCAGCACGGGCAACCGTGAGAAGCGCCTGGTTTGGCGTCAGCAGGGCTTCATGCGCAATTGGCGCGTCCAGCGGTTCCAAGGTGATTCCGACTCTCACTTGTCGGCCATGAACCTTGAGATTCGCGTCGAACCTCTGGCGTACTGATGGCTACCGGACGGCTCAGGATCGGTCGAGACCAACTCGCGTCCTTCCTCAAGGACCACGAGGCGATCCGCCAGTTCGAGCGTCTGTTCACGGACGTCGAGCAACTGGAGCCAACCACCCTCGCCGACATCATCCTCACTCTCGCCACCGCCGAGAACAAGGCCGGTGAGGCACTGGATGCGGTGGAGAAGCTGCGCCGGGAGATCGAACTCAGCGTCCCGCGAGTCGAGCAGCCGGTCGATGCGCTCGATGATCCGCGCATCGCGCAACTCGTCACGCAGATTGACGATCTGCGCAAACAGGTCGATGCGCTGCAGTCGGCACCCCCGCCCCGCGAGTTCAAGCGGGCGCGCTACGGCTCGTTCTACGACACCACCACGCAGACGGCAACCGCCATCAACACGGCCAAGGCGATCACGTTCAACACGACCGACCTGAGCAGCGGCGTGCGCATTGGCACGACGACCTCGCAGGTCATTGTGGACACCGAGGGCGTCTACAACTTCCAGACCTCGATCCAGCTCGACAGCACTGTTTCCGTGGCCCACGAGTTCTACCTCTGGTTCAGGCTCAACGGGGTCGATGTGACAAACTCGGCCTCTCAGGTGCGCATCCAAGGCAACAACGCCGAAGTGTTCCTCGCTCTGAACTACTTCTTCAACCTCAAGGCGAATGATTACGTCGAACTCATGTTCTCGGTAACCGACCTCGGCGTGCGACTAGAGGCAACTGCGGCAAGTGCGCCGCATCCTGGCATCCCGAGCGTGATCTTGACCGTGAGCAACAACATTCAAGGAGTCCAGTAATGACCGTCACCGTCAAAGTCCTCGTCGCGCCTCTCCAGATGGCGAACACGCAGACGACTCAGTACACCGCTCCCGCGAGCACCAAGACCATCATCGACAAGGCCACCGTGGTGAACACGGACACCGTGAACCGCACGTTCAGCGTCAACCTCGTCACGAGTGGCGGGTCGCCGGGGAACGCGAACCTGATGATCGACGACCGCGCCGTGGTGCCCGGGGAGACCTACAACTGCCCCGAACTGGTCGGCCAGGTACTCGAACCCGGTGGCATCATCAGCACCATCGCCAGCGCCGCATCGGCGTTGACGCTGCGGGTGTCTGGTCGAGAGATCACTTGAGGCATACAATGACGCCGCCGAGTTCGTGGCTTCCGGCTGCCTCTGAGGACGTCATGGTCGACTCGCTACGGTCTCACTTCGCGTCGCTGATGTTGCCGCCTGCCGCGCAGGAGTGGCTGCTCATGCTATGGCAAGCGATCCAGACGTTCGACGACTACGCTGACAACGATGCCGTCAAGCGCGACGATCTGGATGCGACGATCTGGAACACCCTGGTCGCCATGCCGCAGAACCCGTTCTTCGCGCAACATGCGGCGGCGCTGCTCTCGGCCTTGTCGGTTGCGATCCTCAAGTGGCAGGCAAGTGACCGACAAGAGCGTGCCGGTGCTGCTGATGCAAGGTCGTTTGTCTGGCGAGCCGGGTACTACGACGTCGTGCTGCTGACGGTGCAACTTGTCCATGGTCCTGCTGCTGCAACGGCGGTATCAAACAAGGTACTAGGGTTGTATGGGGAGTCGCTGGACGACTATATGAAGGAGTTCGGCAATGCCTGATCCAGTTACCGGCACTCTCGCTGGTTCGTCACTCATCGGTGGCGCGATGCAGTCGCGGTCCGCGAGCAAGGCCGCAGACGCACAATCGCAAGCCGCTCAAGCGGGCATCGAAGAACAGCGCCGCCAGTTCGACGAGATTCGCAGGCTGTTGTCACCCTACGTCGAGGTCGGTACCCCGGCGCTCGAAGCGCAGCAAGCGCTGCTGGGCCTCGGTGGCGCAGGCGCACAGCAGCAGGCAATCCGCCAGATCGAGCGCAGCCCGTTCTTCCAAAGCCAGATCGAACAGGGCGAGCGAGCCATGCTGCAGCGTGCCGGTGCGACGGGTGGCCTTCGCGGTGGCAACTTGCAGGCGGGGCTTGCTCAGTTCCGTCCCGCGCTGCTTCAGGAAGCCATCAACCAGCAGTATTCTCGCCTCGGGGGCATGACGTCGCTGGGCCAGCAGTCCGCTGTCGGCGTTGGTACGATGGGTCAGGCGATGGGTGGCAACATCTCCAATCTGCTTCAGCAGCAGGGTGCTGCACAGGCTGGCGGCATTCTCGGAGCCACTGCACCATTCGCGCAGATGGCGCAGCTGCCGATGCAACTGGCGGGCTTGAACTACGCGAGGACTGGTGAGTTCGGCATCCCGGGCCTGTTCGGTGGAACTCCGATTGTTCCGCAGCAGTACGCTGGCGGCATGACAGGTTTTTTCGGCGGCTACGGCACTGGCGGAGACTGACATGGTTCAGCCGATCAACTACACCATCCCCGTCGCCGATCCCTTCGAGAGTCTGACGAGGGGGATGAACCTGGGCCTGCAGATGGAGAAGGTGCAGGCTGTGCGGCAGCAGCGGGCCATGCAGGCGCAGCAGATGCAGGCTGATATGGGGGTTGCGCGGCAGAAGGCCGAGCAAGATGCTGCCAAGGCTGCGGAACTCGCACGTCTTCAAGAAGTTCCGCTGGAGGACATGACCCAAGCGCAGCGGTTCCGACTGATGGAACTCACGCAGAGTGAGGCCACCCGGGCGCACATGGCTCGTGCCTATGAGAGTCTGAACACCGAGCAGCGCGCAAACCAGGCTCGCAACTCGGGCAGTCTGATTGTTGCGCTGGGGTCCAACCCTCAAGTCGGCATTCGACGCCTGCAGACGATGATTGAGGCGGAGAAAGACCCCGCTCAGAAGCAAGCACTCCAGGTCGCACTTCAGATCGCCGAGATCAATCCCCTTGAGGCGGCGAAGATGATCGACGGCACGCTTTCAATGGCGGGGCCTGAGTTCAGCAAGGTCGCGGAGTCGGCGCGCAACTACCTCAAGAACACGGGTAAGCCGCTGTACCCGGAGCAAGAGAAACCCATCGTGGTTGGGCGTGAAAGCTCGGTGTTCATGCCCGGAACCCGTGAATTCTTGACCCCTCCCGCACCACCCACACCCCCTGTTTCGGTTGGCCGCGGTGGTGGCGCACCCACTGCTGAAAAACCTGCCAAGCCCGGCAAGGCTGTCAAGGTGGTCGACCCCGATACGGGCAAGATCGTCATGGTTTCGGAGCAGGAAGCTATTGAGCGACGTATGACTCCAGCCGAAGGGTTGGAAGGGTTGTCGCCCAAAGAGATCCAGCGCCGCGAAGCGACGTTCCCGCAAGCCAGACAATCTGTGCGATCTGTTACGTCCACGATGTCGACCATTGAGGAGACCATTGACCGACTTCTCAAGAACAAGAGTGGTTTGAACCAGGCCACTGGTTTCATCCTTGGTCGAGAGATGGTTCCCGCTGTGACAGACGAGGCTCGCCTCGCAGTGGCCGACATCAACCAACTGAAGAACCTCGCATTCGTTCAGGGGTTGACTGAACTTCGTCAAGCATCCACCACTGGGGCCGGCGTCGGTAACGTGTCGAACAAGGAAGGTGATCGCTTTGAGAACATAAAGGCTTCGCTTGATCGGGTGCAGTCTTACGACGATCTTGTAGCCTCATTGAAGCGACTCAAAGCACAGGCTACGAATACGAAGTCGTCGATGCAAACGGCGTTCGACGACACTTACGAATATCGTCAGCAGCAAGCACAACCGCCCGCACCCCCGGGTGCCCCGCAACCGCCTGCTGCTGGTGGTAGATTTC